CCTTTTCATAGTCAACAGTACCTGCAGATCTAACAAGAATCGGTGTTTTTGCGATAGACGTTGTTCCCACGCCAGAAATTACTGGAGATGGTTTAACAATTGAGATTGTTCCCGTTTTAAGATCTGAGTTTGGAGTATCTGTAAAGTAAACTGTATCTGGATCACCACTAATAGTAAAACCAGTAGATTTGATATTATAACCAGATGATTTTACGTGAAACTGATTACCGTAACAAATTTCATATTGAGTTGGAGTATTAAGTTTTACTTTTAAATCTCTTCTGATTCTAACTTTAGTAATGTTAGATGTAATAGCAGAATCAGTATTATCAATGACTTGCAAGACTTTACTATACTTAAATCTTCCACCAAAAGCATTTAGGTTTGGTGATTTTGCATAAGTTGTAAGAGAATTCTTAACATTGGTTTTTAAATCCTCTACGGTAGAAACTTGTGCATAGTTATAATAAATGGATGAATCAATTTCAACATAAAGAACTTGAAGATCGATGATTTCTGGTTCAATGCCAGCAATTGTATATTGTTTTAGTTTATTTTTAATTTGCTGCTTGTCAAAATCTGATACGTATGTCCCATTCTTAGGTTTAATACTAATTAAAACTTTTCCAAATCGTGGCGGAGTTAATTCTTCACCACCAATTACAGAGACTGACTCAGTATCTGGATAAACTTTTGATTTGATAATTGCCTCATAATCTCTTCCAGTTACTGCCCGATACTGTGATGAATATATTCTTGGTGCAAAATACTTAATTGAATCTAGACTTTCAATATCGGAACCATTTTGTGATTTTTGATTTGTTGTAACTGTAATGGTGTTTGTTGGAACAATGGTATTATCACTCGAATCTTTCAGTGTTCCTGCAAAAGAAAAGTCGCTGGCACCGTTACCATCTTTGCCATCAGTAACAATATAACTTACTGTAATAATTGACCCATTTTCAAGTTTTTTACCAAATCTACCATCACCAAAGAAAATTTGATATTTTTCGTCTTGAACTTCTTGTAATAAGAAAATTTCTGAATTTGAATCAATATCAAAAATATTTTCTACAAGATTATATTGTCTGCCCAGTCCACTATCACTCGTTCCTTTTACATAAACAACAATTGTTGAAGAATCTATAAAGGAGTTATCCAATATAAACTTTTGATCTAATGATCCATCAACAGTAAATTGCTTCTTAAGAAATGTTCCTTCTTTAACCTGAATATTATTAAAAGATGCTGTTCCATTTACAACAGTCGCAGAGACATTTTGTGGTGATGAAAAGACATATGAAGTTCCATTCGCTGTACCAACGCACACCAGACCCGCCTGTAAGGTCAATGTAGATGTGCTTGCTGATGTACTAACATTAAAAGATATAGACGCTGTAGAGGCGGTTCTAGAGCGTGGTACATATCCAATGTTTCTTGCGAGAGAAACAACATTTTCTCTTACGGTTGCTGAATCTAAGAAAGATTCGTTGACAACCAAGTTTGAGTTAAAAGCAGTAATATATGTGTTATACGCTAACGTGTCAATCAGAACAGAAAAATTAGACCCATCAAAGTCAAAATCCGTAAACGTAGAGTTTGCACGGAGATAATCTTTGATGGATGTCTTAATCTGATCAAAATCTAGATTGGTAAATTTAGTAAAAGGCATTTTATCTTGCTGCCTCTAAAATGAACGAATAGTCTTGTGTGGGAAGTTCTTGTCCAATAATGTCATAAACAACAGTCACATCAAATTGATTTAAATCTGGAAGAGGATTAACATCAACTGAAACATTATTAACTCTTGGTTCAAAATTTGAAATTGTGTTCTCAATTTGATCTTTAATCAATGAAGCAGTACCATAATCTACAAAATCAAATAAACTTGAACGAACGTTTGATCCAAGAAGTGAATTAAAGAATCTTTCTGTTGGAATTGTTTCAACTAAGTTACGAATTGAACGCATAATTGCACGTTCATTTTTCAAAACAGCAAGATCCTTTGTCACCGGATGAGGTTCAAAGGATAAACTAATATCTTTAAACGATCTAGATATCCTTGTAACAGACATGGGACATAAAATTTCTTTATTTATTTATGTTGATTTCCAGGAAGAACCATAGGTTGGTTCAGTTCCATAATCCCAATCATCATAATCTTCATCATTTCTAATTTTTTCATGCAACTCGACTTGTTTTCTGAAGTCATGTTTTGGTGCTCTGTCATGCATTACTTCCTGAATGACTCTTTTTTTGGGTGCATTGTCATAATCAGTGATTAGTTGGTTTGTGCCCCACATTTCATACATGTAGTCTTTGTCCCTATCTACTGGTAAATTAGACATTTTAGCTCCTGTTTTAAAAATAAAACAGAACTTTTATAAAGGAGGTTGCTATCTCCTTATTTCTATTTAACGTTCGACTTCCCGAAGAGAATAATTATCTGAATCCAGATATTTGAGAATTTCTAGAGCGATTAAGCGTGGGTTTCCTTCGCCACAAGTGTACACATCGACTGCCAAACACCCATTTTCTGGCCAAGTATGACAAGAAACATGACTTTCTGCTAACGCAATCACGACTGTACACCCTTGTGGGAGAAAACAATGCGAAAAAGTGTTCAAGATTGTCATCTTTGCACGTTCAATTCCCTTAATCATGACGTTCTGTAGAGATTCTACGTCATTGATTAAGTCAAACTGAACATCATACACCTCTAAAAGTAGGTGTTTCCCCATTGAAATCTTTTTCAACTCAATTTTTAGTAAAAATTTATTTATTCCACATAAAAACCCTTGCGTAGATAATCAGAGTCTTCAATAAATCTCATATTTTCAACTTTTTCATCATCCCAAACTGGAATCGCAACTGAATTATCATAGCGAAAGTCTGGATTTCGACGAAAATGAACTTCGATTAACTGATTACCAATAAATTCACAATTAATCCAGTCATAATCACCCTTCAAGTTCTTTAATACATCAGGGAAAACGATTTTTCTATCGATCTTTTCCCATCTCTTCCACTTATAATAAGGATCCTCTTGGTCACGAGTGCCTAATACAACGAGTTCTGAGGTCTGATGATAAAAATCAACACTCAAATGCTCACCTTCAAAGATCTCACACCAAAATTCGCCAGGATGAAATGTACAGGTGTACTTTTCAATCCATTCTTTACGAGCAAACCGCCCCATTCCCAAAATATTAACCATCGGACGCACAATATAAAAGTCGGGTTGAGGAACTGTAGTCCCAACAGGACCACATTTATACCCCAAAACCCGACTTAGAAATAATTTATTATAGATCCAAAGGTCTTCAGAATGAATATGATTCCATTCTTCATCACCTTCGATTAGATACATTAACCTTTACCTTGTCCGCGATACTTTTTACGTGCTACGTTACGAGAAGACGCAGCATATTTAGTTCCATTACCACATCCCTGACGAGACTTTTTAGGAGGACCTGGATTATAAGAACTATTCTTATTCAATCCAACTTTTGATTTTGCAGCCATGTTGTATTCTCCAATAAAATTTCAGTTTCAAGATCTTCAGGTTGTGGAGAACCTGTCCGATAATACTCAATCGACAGGTCCTCCATTATATTGAAATATTCTTCCTCTGTGAGCGACGTATAAATTCTGCGCCCTTTACAAAGAATATTGTAACATTCGTTAGACATTCTATCAAATGATTCTTGACTTCTCGTGCCCGACTCTAATACGAGGATCGCACCAGATTTCAAATCCTGCTTCTTTAGCATCTAAACAGAACGATACATCTTCACCACACATGTCTTGAACCTCACCAGACTCAAAGACTTGCATCTTTGGCGCAAACCAAGGATATTTCATTTCTGAATTTTCAAAAACACCATGCTTAATTAGAAGCCAACCAAAACCTGTATAATCAACAGTAAATGGTTTACGACGCTTTGAGATACTTTCAACAGTTTCATGATTCATCACTCCACCATTATTTCTGAAATCATCTTCTTCTAACCAATGAGCAACTGATGTCGTGTGCCCGTCTTCAGTTGCATACCAACCAGCAGCAATGTCTTTATCCATTAGAATCAATTGCCAAAACTTTTCAGTATTGAAAACGATGTCTGAATCAATCCAAAGTTGCCAATCATACTTAAGTTTGCCGTCCCAAGGAATCTGGTCAGGTCCACGCAGTACATTCGCACCTAAACATTTGCATCTTGCAAAGTTTACCATGGATGAATAGTCTTGCGAGATTTGAATACTTGCACCTGATTGTACAAGATCAAAACAAAGTTGTACAAAGTTTTTGAGATAGGTATAAGAAACACCTCTGCCAGGTAAGCAGAATACGATTGATTTTCCCCGCACCATTTCTTTTGCCAGATCAAAGTCCCATTCTGGTGCATTTGAATCGGTCACTGGCGATTTTGCTTTTACTGTAAATCCTTTAGCCATAAGATAAGTTGTTTACTTCAGTATCATACTCTATTATGTATTACCTGTCAATCAACTCTTTCTGACAGAATAACTTCATTGCCCTCTACATGTATTTGAATTTCTGTATCCTCGTACCAAGAAAGATCATTGATAACTTGCTCAGGTATAATCAAATAATAATCGCCCGAAATTGGATCGACCTGTAGAGACTCAAAAATATCACCGGAATTTTTTTTCATTTCTGTATTATCATTGACCTTTTTCAAATTTATATATTCTTCCGGGATTTTTGAATCAGGGAGATATTTAGAGGTCGATCTGGGTCGTTTATAGCTTAGGGTAGTGGTGCGTTTTTATAACACGGGGGCGCCCCCGATCGGGCGCGGCGGCGGGGCACTGTCGATCACGAACGAACGAACTGCCCCCCACGAACGAACGCAGGGGGCAGGGGATGGGGTCACCGCAGGGCAGGCGACCCGTTGCGGATGTGGCGGTTGGCGTGACCCGCAGCAACAGAAGGGCGCCACGCGGTGCCACCACCACCAACACGGTTAGCAGTCGCTTCGCCCTTACGGGGACCACGACGGGGCAGACGGGTCAGGCGCATGGCACCCGATGCGATGGCAGCATTCAGTTCGGCGGCGGTCATCACGGTGGGGGTGTTCATCGGGTGGGTTGCGGTTGAGAGAATTCTACAGGGTCGGCGGCAGGGGGTCAACCCCACTGCGCCTGCCGAACGTCGGCGGCGTGTACTTCGGCGAACTGGGCAGCGTACACGGTGGCGGGGATGCCCCATTCAGTCGTCAGGCGGTTAAAGGGGGTGTCGTCATTCTTACGGGCAACCCACACGGTCTGGCGATCATGCAGGCGGGTGGCGGGAGAAAGAATCATCGGTCGGTGTCGGTTGAACTGAGAGTATTGTAGCAGATCAGCGGGGGGTCAGCGCCCCTCAGTGTAGTCTCCGATGATCACCCCGTTGCAGCGGACCTGGGCGTAGCCGTACTCCTCAGAGAGGTCCAGGCAGAGGTCCCATGCGCGGTCGGCATCGGTGGTAGTGTTCTCCCAGGGAGCGGAGGGGCAGATCACGTCGTAGCGGGTCATCAGGTGTCGTTTGAACTGAGATCAGTATAAGGGGTCGGTGGGGGCGTCTGCGCCCCCCTTGTGCCAATCAGAGAACCGTCAGCGCCTGAACCTCCACCGCGCTGTAGACGGGCTCATCAGGGCAGCCATACTCTGCCTCCGTCATGGCGCGGAGTTCGGATGCCAGGCGGTCAGCATCGGCAGGGTCAGCGTAGAGGGTGTGCAGCACCAACTCAGAGTCGTAGTAGTCGGTGCCCATCGTGAACACACCGTAGACGGTGGCGGTGGCGGTGGTCATCGGGTTGCCTTGTGAACTGAAAGTATTGTAGGGGGCAAAGGGGAGGGAGGAACCCTCCGCTGTGCCACCTATCGAAGTGGCACAGTATGATCAGAAGTCGATAGGGTCTGAAGTAGGTTCGGCGTTGCTGATACTATCATCGGAGGCGATTGTTTCCAGGATCTGGAGAATGCTGTCGCCGTCGTTGCCAGAACGCAGCAGGGAGATAGCAAGGTCGCGAGTCATTTGTAATTTGAAAGTGTACGGTTTGCGGCAGTCTTTAGGGCGCTGCCGTTCCAATTGGTTTAGAAATCGAACACGTCGCCGTTAATCTCAGCGCGGTTGATCTTAGGGTCGTTCCACTTCACACCATCAGGAGTCTCTTTAGTGCCGAATTCATAGAATGCCTCCAGCAAATCTTCATAGCAGGCGATTTCATTCTCCTGAATGAAGTTGTAAATGCTCTCATCATTCTCAATCCAGAGCACAACATTCCAGGTCTCATAATTAGTCCAACCGTTATAGGTGCGGTCAGTCAGGTTGGTCTGGTAGGTTGCGGTTGCCATCGGGTTCGCTTGTGAACTGAGAGTATTGTAGGGTGTGCTCAGGGCATCTGGCGTTGCAGGTATGCCAGTTGCTCAACTGCCCCACGGTCCCAGGAACTGAAATGGGTCACCGCTTCCAGGATACGTTGAGCATCATAGGGCACCTGATCACAGTCATCGTAGACGCTGAGCAGTTCATCCATACGGTCCGCTGCCAGCTTCTGAATGATGGCGTAGGTCTCCTCACTCATCACAACCGTCATCATGGGAGTGCTCATCGGTGTCGTTTGAACTGAGAGTATTGTAGCGGGTCAGTGGGCGATCAGGTCGGCAGCGGTGTCCAGTGCCTGAGCTGTCACATTGCGGATGGGGCGTAGCGGTTCCCAGAATCCCCAGAGCAGCAGAGCGGTGACCAGGAGGCGCAGCATCGTGGCGCGGTGAAATTCGGGGGAGCGTGAGCGGGTTAGGGTTCTCATCAGGGTGCCAGGTGAGCGGGGGAACCACAGGAGCGATAGAAGTCTACCATACGCATCGCCTCCTCATAGGTGCTGAACCATTGCGACCGCCACTCACAAGCATTGTAGGGGGTCTGGTAGCGAACTTCGTAGCGGGTCAGTGCCATGGGGTTGGTTGCTGATGAGATCAGTATAAGGGGTCAGCAGGGGGCATCAGAGGGGGCAGGGTGACAGTTCAGGAAGTGGCACAGGATGCCTGGTCTGGGGTGCTCTGGGCTCTATGATAGGTTCACAAGGGAGAGAGGGGCAGGGTCGCCCTGATGACGCAAACGGTCGCCACTGGGGCAGCTTTGAAATAGTAGGATAAAAAGTATAAAAAAGGGAGGCAACTTGTGCCCCCCTTAAGTTCAATTCAAACGCATTCCAGAGAAGAAAGGAATCGTGCCGAATTGTGCAGAGTGAAAGAACCATTGAAAGTTCTTCTGAAATACACTCTCATCACCAATTCCGTGCTCGCGCAGAATAGCATTCAAACGGGATTTGGTGGTGGTGGATCGTTTCCCACCATCGAACAATTCGATCCAGGTTTCGCCAATTCGGGCGATCAGATTACCGTGCAGAAAGACATCAGTAACGTTAGAACATGCAACCACTTCAGTGTTATCAAGTTTGAAGTCTTTGCCTGCAGTGATAGCAGCATTCATCAGGCGTTCGATCTTACGCATGGGGGGTCTCCCTCTCAACAAACGTAGTATGGCACGGGCAGGGGGTCAGCACAAGGGGTCTTGTGCCACTTGTTCATCTGGCACACTGAAAGCGCCCAGCGTTGAAATTGTGATAAGAAAAGACCTCACGATTCACCAGTTTAAACATACCAAACTCATTGGTCATCACATAACCTTCGGCATCAATTCGGTTGCCGTTGATATAAGCGGCAGGACCATCATTGCGGCAGAGGAACAAACAATCATCCTTGATAGATTTAACCAGTGCCCACAATCCAAGCAGGTTAGGGTCACAATCAAACTCATTCACATTCTCCACAGTAACCTGCTCACCAGCACGAATGAAAGCGTTAAGTTGCTTCTTAATGTCTGCTGCTTTCTTATCAGTCACGAACCGAACAGCAGTAGACATCTGACGGGCGAACTTTACCACTTCCTCAACATCAGCAAAGGATTCCTGATTGTGAAGGATGTATGCTTTAGGTTGAACGAATCGAACGTGAGCAGTAGACTCCAGGCGAATGTTCAGCGGTTCGGCAACAGCATCGCGCAGGTCATTCTCAGCACGGTAGAGTGTATGAGGAGCAACAATGATGCTCTCAGAAACTACCTCTGGGAACTGATAGGTGATTGTGTTTGGAGTGTATTCGTTACATCCACCAAACCCGATAAAATCACCTTGGATGATAGAATCGACCCGAGGCAGAGAATCCAGGCAGCAGTGAAGAATTTGTGCAACATTACCCTCATGGTTTGTATCAATGTCCTCGTGAGATTCGTTGATCTTAATCTTCTTTTTGTTGAACACACTTTTAGTGCCAACGAAGAAGTTTCCAGTGGCAGGATTCGTGCCCCAAACAATAGCAGGCGCACCGTCAATCTTAACACTCAGGGCGCCAGGATTCACGAACCAATCCAGAACAGAAAGGTCACCCGTGAGAATGGTATCTTCGGGGTGCTCAAGGTGTGTGTTTTTCATGAGACTATTGTAAGGGGTCAGCGGTGCCTCTGGGGGGGTTCAGTGTGCCACTTAGTCTACTGTCACATCCTCCAGCAGTTCGGGATTGTATTCTGTAACCTCTTTAATCAGTTCGGCATCATCATAGGACTCAAGATTTGAAACCAAAGTATCATAAGCGAACGAAACCAAAGTATCCACATCCATCCCCTCTACGATGAGAGAGGCATAATCTTCGATGAGTTGTTCGCGGTTGATTGTCATTTGATGTTAAGATACTTTTTGTTGTTAATCATATGATCGAGAATCTCACCGATAAATTGACGGTAAGTTTCATCATAATTCTTAGAACACTCTTCATACGCATCGTAGAGTTTGGTATAAAGAGTGTCCCAATGTTGCCGACTGATTGTGTTCATCAGTAATCGTAGTTTGCGTTCAGGTACTCATTGACATCAAACTTCTCAGTATCACGAAGTTCGGGAATGTCCATATCAAAAATCTCACCAGGCATATCTTGAATCTCAGACCAGAGTTCGTCAAACATGGTGTGCCTCTCAGGAACAAATGTAATGTAGAACGAATCGGGGGGCATTGCAACCCCCCCTTGTGCCAGTTAATCAGGTGTCACACATCATAGAGTTTGTAATGACGAATCTCGCTTTCATAGTACATACGATCCTCATAATCTTCCTCACGTTGAAAGTTCAATACAAAGTTTGCTATTTCAACACGATGAGCACAAATATCTTGCAGAACTTCAAAATTACGTTGAAGACAGTTGTTGAAATCGACGATCATCAGTTTCCCTCAGCAACGAATGTAGTATGGCATGGTATCAGCAATTAATCAAGTGCCCTTGTGCCACTTTCACACCTGGCACATATCAACCAAGCGGTTACGAATATCAAACAATTCCATCTCATCCATATCAGCAGATTCTAAATCAACAGGTGCAAACTCTCCCAGGTTTACACTACCATCAGCGTAGATTGGGGCATAATACAATTCATCACCATCTTCCTGAGAAAGTGTAAAGATGCAACCATAATGCGGCAGAGTGAGAAACACCATCGGGGTCAATTGCGACGACGAAGGTAACATAACCCATCACGTGGCATGTTGCAACCACTCTTGTGCCACTAGACAAACTGGCACAAGACCCCTTGATCAGGAACCGATTTGCTGATATCTTATAAGAAATTCAATGAGGGGAGAGGTATCCCTGCTGACGAAAATGCATCGCCACTCCTCCTACCATAAAATATTCATTCTCAATAAGAAACCCTTATTGAGAATGAGGGTCTTGTGCCAAGCTTATAACTGGCACATTACTCGAACGGATCGAACTCTTTTACCTTACAATGGAGATCTTCCCCAGGTTCGAGTTGCAATAACTCACGCCATTTAATATCATCTAGATCTAGATCATCATAACACATGATGTCTAGTGTAACCTGTATGATGCGCTTTTGTGCTAGCATAGGTGTCTAGATGTGTATGTGTACTAGATTATATCATGCATAATGACGATATGCAAGTGCTTCGAGATCATGTGTATCTCGTGCATAATCCTCGTCGAGATCTTGTGTATACTCGTCGAGATCTTGTCCATAATCGTTACTGTATGTATAGTCGAGATCGTAGTCGTCGTACATAGCTCGTCGAGATCCTGTGAGTGACTGTATGAGTATAGCACAAATCTCGACGAGATGCAATCTAATCTAGATGTGAGTCTCGTCGAGATTTATAAGAGTATATATGTATTCTCGTCGAGATTGTGTTATAATACTAACATTATATCTCGACTAGATCTTATAAAACTGTGTGGGTCGGGGGAAATTTTCGCCGCCGTGGGGCTTGACAAACTGCGCGTCTTATGATATACAGGTAAAGGTCACAAGACCCGAAGGGATTTATAAGCACTTAGAAGGGATTTATAAGCACTTAGAAGGGATTTATAAGCACTTAGAAGGGATTTATAAGCACTTAGAAGGGATTTATAAGCACTTAGAAGACTCTATTCTCAACAATAATACTCAATTGATTCTCAATAACATAACACTTATTGAGAATCAAATAAAACAGCAATATATGTTTTTTAATACCTTTTTAATTAAATTTAACCTTTTTTTATTGATTTTTTAACCTTTCATACCCTTTTTCTCTTGTGCTGCTGTCTGTGCTAAATGCATTGTAGTATGAAGACGTTGAAGATTAGCATAACGATTATGTTGCCTTGTTGCTAAAGCATTTGACTTAATCTTTGCAGCATCAACTTTTGATTGTTGTGGTGTAGGAATCTGCTCCATAAACTGAAAGAACGTCTTCATCTTTATACTTGAGAATGTAATGATATTTAGAATACAGGTACGATCTCATTATGAGTGCATCCTTGTTGTTTAATATACTTCTCCCAATGAGTAGCATCTTCAATATTATAGAAAGTTGCGATTTGTTTTGATTGACTCTTTTTCTTGTTCTTGAGGTAAACGACTTGGTACTTCATAAGGTGATTCAATAAAAACTTCAATTTCTGTTTGATCATTCCAATGTCTTATAACACCTGCAACAATAAAAGCATTAGTGATTAAGTATGTAAGAAAGATAAATGTACGAATACCCGCAATAATATCACTTTCCTTATCACACTTGGATGCTTTCTCTCCTAATGCTTTTGCAAAGTACCTCCATAATGATTTATTACTTTTCATAAGACTGTCGATTACCATGAATAAGTTCTACTTCTTTCCAATGTTCTGGATATATCAATACACACACATCCTTTGCTTTTACGTTAAATGATCTCATGCAAATAGTAATATAACTTGAAGAGATAAAACGTACTGTCCCTGTCATATTACGATAGGTCACTTCTAAACCTTCGGCAAATGATTCATACTTCATACAAATGCAGATTCAAGTGGAGTAAGTTTAGGTATCATAGCAGAGTATGGACTTGTTTCCTTTATACTAACAACGTTCCCAACTGTACTTGAGTTGATGGGGGCATGATATACTCTTTTCTTGGAATCATAGAATCCCCAAATTGACCGCACAGACTTACCAAGGTTATAATCAAAAGTAGCAGAGTTGCGAATCCAGATGGCAATGAGATTTCTTTTGAACTGTTCATACTCATAAGAATAACCTTTCGGTGGTTTGTGAGGAAACTCAATTGTCACGGACTGCACGGAGATACTTTGGATTGTAACCTAAAGACAAATAATTATTGAGAAGCAGATCACACTGTTCTTTTGTTAATTGCTTGGCATCTTCTTCAATCAATGCCCAACCACTTGAGAATAATTCTTCAATACGATAAAGTTGTGTCACGTTGTAAATGCCTCCAGAAGTCCAGACTCATAATCATCCTGTAGGGCAAACTTCTGTGCATTCACAACTCTTTCCATAATCAGATGAGTATAACGATCATCAAACGATTGCTCCTTTGATAGAAGAGTA